TTGTGCTTGAATTACCAGAGTAGGAATTTTTTACTGTAGTTGAAGATACTGTCATATTACTTTCTCTATATTAAATTATCTATCCTTTGTCTATCTAATTTCTTTAAACCTTTCTAAACCTCTTATTGCTTCATCTATCATTTGATCAGTTAAAGATCTAATAAAAAACGCTTTTTCTTCTCCTGAATATCCTTTTTTTGTATTAAATATTTTTCTAATATGATCTTCTTTTAATCTTATAGCATTATAAGTTATCTCTAAATCTATATAATTTGGTGGTAATTTTTGTTCTTCTTTCATTGCAAGATCATATTGACCAGCATCTTGAAATTTTTTAACAGCAGCTTGTCTTTTTCTTATTTTGTTATATTCATCATAAAATTCTTGTATAGGTGCAGCATTTCTATCAGGATCTCTTACTGCTAATACTTTAAAAAAAGGTTGTTCTGTTAATCTTTTTTCTGGTAATATTGGATCTTCTATAAGTCCACCTTCTAAAAGAATCTTATCAATGCTTCTTGTTAAAACTCTACCTAATGGACCTGTTATACTTCTAATTGCATTATCAATTTGAACTGGACTTGATATAGAAGAAAAATCATCTCCATTAATTTTTCTAATTAAATTACCTATTTGTTTTGATGTTTCAGAAGTATAATTTGTTATTTGATATTCTGGTGGTAAATTTTTAATTGAATTAGGAACAATAGGTTGTCCAGTAAATAAACTTTTATTACTCCATGCTTCAAAAAAAGGTTTACCTATATCTGGAATAGGAACTAAACTCATTGCAGTATCTTTTATAATTTTATTTTTTATATCATTAATGGCATCTGGATCATTATCAAAATAATAATCTAAAAATCTTTCAGCACCTGTTCCAAATATTAAACCTAGTTCAAATGGTTTTGGTACAGGAAAATAAAAATATCCTTTTTCAAAACCTAAAGCATCAGTTATTGCAGAGTTAGTTATTTTAAAATTCCAAGATAAATCTTTTCTCCATTGAGGAAGTCTTTGATAATCTGGATCATCATGATTTTGTAACCAATTATATATACTTAATGTTGTAATATAACCAACAGATTTAGCTGTTGTTTGAAATGGTCGTTGTTTAAATGCTTCTACAAGAGAAGTTAAAGCTCCTATTCTAGCTGTAAAAAAAGCTGATATTAAATTAGCTTGTCTTGCTGCAATACCTGCTCTTCCATAATCAACAGGATTTATTTTAGAATCAAATCCAGCTTTTCGTATTGCTTCTTTTTCTGATAAACCTTTTTTTATATATCTTTGATAAGCTAACTTAAAAGTTCCCATTCTACCAACTGTTTCAGATGCTTCAGCAACTACTCTTATCATTTCTACAGGATTTTTAATTACATTAAGAGGTTTAAGTCCTGTAAATATTTCTTTGTAACCAGCTTGAAAATAATTTCTATCCATTGAAACCATTGCAGATCTAAAACCTCCAGATTTAACATACTTTTGAAACATAGGTTGATAACCTAGTTTTGTTCTTATTGGTTTGACATACATTCCAACACCATTAAGCATACCATAAAATGGAGGATGCCATGTTTTAGAAAGAATAGCAGATGTAAAAGCATCTCTTGGTATGTTGTTGTACATAAATTCTGGATTTAGCTGTGTAGCTCCTGCTCTTAATAATCTAGTAGGAACACCAATTACTCTAGTAATATCATCCCAAACAGTTTTTTCTATACCTTTAAATCCTCTTGCAAAATTATCCCCTACCTCATAAACTTTTCTAACACCATCTTTATATATTTGTATTTCAGTAGATTTTAATGCACCTTGCTCTTTTCTAAAAACAGAAAATCCATCAGCAACATCATCAGGAAGTTTAGCACCTTTTTCTATTATACCAGCTTTTTCTAATTCTTGCCTTGTAACTCTTGTAGCTTTTGTTCTTGCTGGAACTTCATATACTTCTGGAAATGAACCTGGTTCTACTTTTTGTATTTGCAAAATAAGATCTATAATATTTCTATGTGCCATATTTCTTTCCGATATAGCTCTAAATAAATATGTATTATTAACTACACTAGCTAATGGAGAATATGTTTTTAATTTAGATCCTTTTATTATTCTTAAAGGATTAACTATTCCTTCTCCTCCAAATTTTTTTGAACCTTTACCTGTTTCTATAACTCTTGAAAATGTAACATAATCTTTATTAGCTTCAATCATTGCTTTATAACCATCTTCTGTAAGCATACCTTCGTCTTTAAAATTTTTTAATTGAGTTTTATTATAATCAACAATATCTTTCTGTCTTAATATTAAGTCTGGATTTTTTTTAATAAAATTTTTAGCTGATTGTAAGGGAACTCCAGATTCAATATTTCTTTGATTAAGCTCTACTGATCTTGCAGATTTAAGAGCATGATCAATACTGTTTAAATATTGATCCATATTTTTTCCATCTTTAGTTTTTCCAACTCTTTCTTTTAATGATGGTCCTATAATTTCATAACTATTTTTAAAACTATCTAATGTTCCATAATGAATATTATGTTCAGCTACACCTTTTAAACCTTGTTGAATTATCATTCCTTCATAAGGATCAACAACTTTATCAAAATTAAAATTAAGTTTTTTTGCTTTATCTGTTACTTGTTTAAAAACATTGTAGTTATCAATTCCATAATAAAGAAAATCATCTTTTAATTGTTTATAATCAAATGGTTGTTTAATTGGTTTTCTATCAATAGTTTCTTCTATTTTTAAAGCATCTTTATCTATAGGTTTTTTAGGATCAATAATAATTTCTTTTGTTGGTTTTACTTCTTCTTTAACAATATCTTTATAAGCTCTAGGTGGTTTTATATTTATGCTTGTATAATCTTCAGCTATAGTTCTGTCTTTAATCATATCTTCATACATTTCAGATTGATGTTTTCCAGTTTTATTAACTGAATCTCTAATATTTTGTTTTGCTAAAGTATAACCTAATGGTAATGATAATATATTTTGAATTAAAAAATTTTCTCCATCAGGAACTTCATCACCTAGAATAACACCTGATGTTGTAAGTGCTGTATTAAAAGCTAAAGTATTAGCAAGAACACTATTTTTTAAAGGTCCTAAAAATTTAGTAGAAACTCCACCAGCATAAAGAGATATACCTTCTTTAATACCAGCAGATAAACCTTTGTTTAAAAATAAATCCCAAAATTCTGAATAGCTTTTTACTTCTCCATTTTGTCTCATTTCAGAATACATTTCTCTTATTGTTCCACCAGTAAGACCTGAAACAAATAATGCTGCATAAGGATTTTTTGTTTTATATAAACCATAAGCATAACCTCCTGCGTATACAGGAAGTTCAGCTGCCATACTAACTCCCTCACCAATTAATTTTTCAACAAAACCAATATCATCTGGTTCAGGTAAATTCATTTTCATACCACGACCAGCATGAACATTAAGCATTGTATTAACTGTTGAGTCTCCTAATTTTTTTCTTACTAAAGGACCAAGATCAAAATCTTTACCCCATAATTTTTCTGTTAATGTTTTGTTTATTTTTTCTGCTTCAATATCGCTAGTATTATTATTATTAAATAATTGTAAATCTTCTTCAGAAACATAATCTTTAATTCCATCTGTCCAATATTGTTCTATTTTTTTTGTGTTAGGTTCTTTATAACCAAAATAATTATTTACATCTTCTGTAGAAAAACCTCCTTGTAACAAAGCATCAGATCTTTCTTGCACATGATTTTGTATAATATCTTCAGAAAAACCAGCATCTTGTAATGCTTGAATTTGTTGAGATCCACTCATTATAATAATCCTACTCTTTTTAAATATTCATCTTTAGTTTCATTAGGAAGTTTTGGTGGATATTTTTTTTTATCTTCTTCTTTAAAATTTTCAAGAATACCTTTTTCTATATCTCCTTGCGTTGGAAGATAACTAGAAATATCACTACCAATAAATTTTTTATTATCTTTACTTAATAAATCTTTAGCTGAATCACCCAATCTTCTTCTTTCAATAAATTTTTTAAACATATCATTTTTAAATTGATTTAAACGATTATCTAAATTTTTATCTACATATTTAGAATAAACTGGTCCTTCTATTTGAGGTTGATATTTTTTTATAAAATTAAATAATTCTTTATTATCTTCTATAAAAGAAGGATCTTTTATATTTGGTAATAAATAATCTATATAAAATTTTAAATCTACATCTGGATTAATTCCATCACCAGCTCTTTGTAAAATGCTTAATGGTTTATCTTCACCTTCTAATACAAAAGGTGTTGAAATATCTTTAATTTTTCCTTCTAAAATTTTAAAAGTAATTTCATCATTTTTATAATAATTACTTATTTTTTTAAGTTCATTGTTACCTTGTTTAGTTGAAAGATCTATAAATTGTTGTTTACTAGAAATACTAATGTCATCTTCATAATCACCAAAAACTTCATTAATTTCAGCAACATTAAATATACCTCTTGTTTTATAACTATCATAAACTCTTACTGAATTTTGAATCGCTTGATCTCTTTGTTGATTTCTTATTCCAGTATTTATATTGTTAATTTCTGCGTTAGATTCTCTTCTTTGAGTTTCAGCTAAATCAATTAATTCTTTTTTTTCTAATGGATTTAAAGATTGAAATAATTTAATTTTATTTACATCTCCATTAAATGTTCCATTTTTAATACCTTCAAAATCATTTATAATATCTAATCCAATTTTACCTTCTAATGATTTTAAATCAGAAAGAAGAAAATCAAATTTTTGTTCTTTAATAACAATGTCTGCTTTTTGAGAAAATTTTATAACCTCTTCTGATTCTAAAATATTATATTTACCTTCAATTAATTGTTTTTTAAAAAGTTCTGGTTGAGTTAATAACATTCTATTTGCTACAGCAGTTGCACCAAATTGTTGATACTTTAATTTAACTTCTTTTTTTAATTGTGGTTGATCATTGTAATATGGATTAGAATCTAATCTTTGATCTATTTCTCCATATAATTGATCTAATCCTGAACCATTAGGTAATGCAGAAAGAGCAATAGTTTTTTGTGAAATGTAATCACTATCAATGTCAGATGATTCTTTGAATTGAGTTTTTCTTGATTCTAACAAAGCATTAGATTTTAACTGTGATGCTGAAGCATAAAATTTAGATTTAAAAATTTGTTTACCAAAACGAGATAAGTTTTGACCTTGAGTAGATGACATAAAATTATATAGTTTATCTACACCTTGATCATAAATACTAGAAGCATCTGAAGGATTACCATTCTTTCCTGTTTCACTTGAAAGAGTTAAAAAACCATTAGGTCCACTTTCATTATCTTTATAAGAATCAGCTATTATTTTATCTACTTTATTATTTTCTTCTAACTTTCTTTCTTTAATATATTCTTGTTGAACAAAGTCAGATACAGGTTGTAAAGCAGCACCAACAGTTTGTGATAAAGGTATTTGTAAATTAGAAGTTACACTTGGTCCTTGTGATGTAATTGTAGATTCAGATTGGAATGTAGGTATCTTTGGCATTATGTATATTGACCCATAGTTAATAAACTTGTTCCAACAGTTGTAAGTGTTCCTAATTGTGCAAGTCTTGATTGTTGTCTAGCAACTTCACCAGATATTCTAGCAAAGTTTGCTTCTTCAAATTTTCTACTTTTACCTATTTCAGTATTATATCTAGCAATATCTTTTTCTACTTCAGCTTCATATAAATTTGATAGTGCTATATTTCTAGCTGTTCCAGAAAATTCTGCACCAGATTTTAAAGTATTAACTACTTGAGTTCCTTGTAATTTTCTAAAACTTTTATCAAATTGAGCAAGTTCTAAATTTAATTTATCATCTAATATTTGTGCTTCTTGTTCTTTAACAAGAGCATTACGATTAGCAATAGATTGATTGTATTTACCAATCGCACCTTGTTGTTGAAACTGTGCTGCACCTATTGCACCGACTACTGCCATCTGCCAACTCATTAGAAAATCCTCGCATATCTGTATTGGTCTGAACCATCAAACCCATAGTGTTTCATTAATCCCTCGTTCTCTAATCCTAACCACTTTGCAAATCTTATACCTTTATCAAAGTCTGATCTTACAGCAGTTTGAACTCTTTTAATATTATACTTTCTTGCAACTCTAGCAAAATCTTTCTTGATTGCTTTAGCAACTGCAATAGGATGTTGCCAAACATCTTGTGTTGCAATAACCCAACCTTCTGCTACCTGACCCCAAATCATTTTCATACCAGCAGCAAAGATAGGTTTGTTATTTACAAGTCCTGTAAAAGCTAAATGTTCTTGTACCAGGTTCATAGCATCTCCATCAAACTGTGCATCCTTATCCATAAGTTTATGATTCATTTGACACGATAATATAAATCTTCCATGTTCTGCTGTGTAAGGTACTATATATAACATATTATCCATCATTTGTAGTTAATCTTGGGTATAACGATAAAATTGTAAAAGGTAAAGGTTGAGTTTGTCTAACAAAGATAAAACCATCTGTTTCATAATTACCTCTAAACTCTACCTCTTTGTCTCCTGTAAATGGTGGTATACCTTCATCCATTAAATCAGCAGAACTTCTAAATGGTATTCTTTCCATGTTTGAAAGATCAGGTCCTACTTCTACACCTATTGTTTCAAACATTCTAACTGTTATATCATATATTCTTTTGGTCTTACCTTGTG